CTAAAATCCGGGTGAATGATTCTTCCCATTGTTTCACAAGCTCGGTCTGATTCTCGCGCAACGCCGGATAGATGAACCAACCTTGTGGATTCCAACTTGGGAATTGACGAAACTTTTTTGATCCGAATTCCATGCCGCCCCATAGCTCTTTTGTCGTTCCACCGCCTGAGAATCGCTGAGAAGCGAAACCGATAGACAATTCGCCCACTTTTGAAGTTTTAGAAACTTTTGAGCCTTCAGCGATTCCGCGCGCTACTGTAGCCGCGCGCTCTCTGCCATAAGATTTTGAAATTACTTTGCCGCGTAGAAACTCAGCTAAAGCGCCGCCAGCTTCTTGGGCTTCTTTTGTAGCTTGCTCATCCATCGCCTTGAAAGCGGCGGCAACTTGCCTAATCTCTTTGCGATTATAGGCATCGACTTGCTCAGCGCTTGGCATTGTTTCGCTTCTCCAAAATTTCTATGGCGGTTATGATGTCTTCCATTGACCGCCATTCGCTCATCGGGATGTGCGTGGCAATTGCCAGCTCGACTACTGTTCTGCCGACACTTCCACGCGGGTGGCTTTTGGGCTTTCAGAGCTCACGATGTCTAGATCGGCAATTGTTTCGACCCAGATTTCATAAGGTTTGACCGGTTGCCCTGCCTTCTCCCGCTTGATAGCGGAATAAGCCAAGAATGCTAGGTCACTAATACCTAACACATCTTTTGAAGCATCGGTGATTTTGCGCCCTGTTTTAACTTCCCACTTGATCCATTCAGGCGGGAGAACCGTAGCCGATTCGCTCTCGCCCGAATGGTAAGTGACCGTAATTCCTAGTTTCATTTGTGCTCCTGATTATTAGATTTTAGGTGAATGACTCGGTGACATCTCCCACGACCGTGAAGCTTAAACTTACGGTCTGAGCATCCGGTGAAGTGCCGCCCACGCTTGGATAGAGCGGAAGCACATTGAAGCTGAAAGCCGCGCCTGTGATCGCCGTGAATGACACAGCGATGGTGGTATTAGGTGCGGATTCTGCCGCATTCCATAGAGCTTCACACAAAGAATCAGCCGCGCCCCAATCGGCGAGCATCTCCATTTCGAATGTCCATTGATTGTCTATGTTTTTGTAAGCCTTCTGATACAAAGTCTGATAGACCTCGATGGAAGCTTCATTTGTGAGCGTTGCGCTTAGCGCTTGCTCATCATAATTCTTGGTAGCGATCGTCAAAGTGAGATCGCGCCCTGTGATGACGGTCGTTGCCAATTTGTGCTCCTTTAGTTTGTCTGTGTGTAATAGGTCGAGATGTTTATGTCAGCCGTTAGGTATTGAGCCGCTCCGATCTGACTAACAAGCGGGCGCTCGACCACGCCCGCGATGTATCCGGCGGGCAAAGCCGCCAGAACGCTGATTACCAACTTCTCTAAATTGTCTAACGAAGCCGGGTTTGAGTTATAGCTGACCACACAGGTGGCGGTCATGTTAATTTTGACTTTGACATTACCTTTCGAAAGTAATGTGGGCTCTAAATACGGCGTAGATGGCACAAGCACAAGCGCCGGAGCGATGATTGATTCGGGCACAGAATTATAGACGGAAGCGGCGACACCGCTTAAAGCTGTCTTGAAGGCATCTCTGACATTGGCTTGAATCGATGATGCGGGCATTACTGTGCCATCGTTTCGGTGTCGATGTAAGGAGCGAGCAAAGCACTCACGCGGCTGAGAAGGCTACGACCTAGACGGAAGGGTGTAGGCGTGAAATCGACTCCCTCTAATTGACCCCCAATAGAGAGCCGCGATTGAAAGATTTCGGTCGATACTACATAGACCGCGCTTTCAACTGCGGGCGTGTTCGCGTAGAGCTCTGCCGCCGAATAGCCCGAAAGGGTGGCTACTCCGCTAGGAATCACGGGCTTCAGATCGATGTCTGCGCCTACTGAAGCCGCCGTGAATAAATACGGATCATGAATTGATTTGTCGGTCACCGTGACGGTCGCGGCGAATGGTGATGGAACGCTTGTCACAATCACAGAATTGCCGGTGACAAAGCCATGCGGTCTAATTGTGTAATAGTAAGCGACATCATCTTTACGCTGAACATAAGTCACGCCGGAAGTGTTAGCGACAAGCATCGGAAGGATGATTCCTTCCGCAGAATCAATGATCTGATTCAAGTAAGCATCATCATAAAGGGCAGAGCTCACGCCAAGCACATTTCGCAACTGTGTAGCTGTGATGATTGAAGGCATGAGCTCTGATCCTTTCTAGGGTTCGGCTCGGCTGACTCAGGAGCGAATCAGCCGATGATTATCAGGTTAGGTTGAACTTACGAGCGCCGCCCGCCACTTTCACAGCGAGAGCCGCATAACCGTAATAGATCATGCTGATTTCGCCGGTCGCTGTCACATTTGCCTGAAGGCGAAGGCGTGGTGATTCATACCATGTGTAGGAATCAGGATTGACGATGAGCATCGTGTTGTCATCTGTGCCGCTCTTGTAAGCATCGACAAAGAGATTCATTCCAGCGACTACGCCGGTCAAGCTCTGTGGTGATACAACGCCGCCCGCATTCATTGGAGCTACTGCGTTATAGATTGGGCGACCCGCATCGTTGTAGCCCATGATGTTGCCCCATTGATCAGGGCTGACGATTAGATTGCGAGCGAATCCTTTTGTTGCCTTGTAGATGTTCGCGGCTGACTCGCTAACGAAACCAAGAAGACCGGTCGCGCTGTTTGCGAATGTTGAAGAAGCTGTCGCATTAGCAACAACAACATCATTGGCGTATTCATCGGTGGCCTTTGCGTAGGCGTATTCGAGATTGCGTAGAACCTCATCCCAAAAGACAGGCGATGATCGGTCGATGATCTCCACGCTTGCTGTTTGAGCGCCTGAGAATTTCTTCACAGATACAGAAACGAATGCCGAATTAAGATTTACATCGGCAACCGTTCCGCCTTCAGCTTCTTCCGTGACAGATGGAAGCTGTGTAATCTTCGGAATTTCGAAGGTCATTCCCGCATCAGGAAGCGCTGACTTTGATAGCGCATCAATAACACCGCGATTGAGCGTTCCAAGAGGATTGATGACCTCTGTAAGCTGTCGGGTTGGATTGAAAGCCGGGTTATTCACGGTGGTGTCTGCGGCTTTGACGAATTGACGAGCATCGTCATCGCCCATAGCGGCGCGAACGGATTGCTCTAGATAATTGCGTGGCGACAGATCGAGTCGCGGCGCTGTATAGAAAGCAGGGCGGGCGGATGCCTCGACCTTTTGTGAAGCTTCAACCGTTTCGGTCACGGTCGGAGCTTCCACGGTTTGATTCTCCACTTGGGTTTCTCCTTTGTTGTAGGTTGTTTCTTCCTCAGACTCATCATCTTCGGAATCTTCTTTGTCTTCCTCTGTATCTTCGCCTTCACTAGCGGCGACATCGCTCACGCGCGCTGATCTCACGGCAGGTTCGGTCACAAGGCTAACCTCTACGAGATCACTTGCTTTGATTACCATAGCGCCATCTTCGGAATCGTATTCGCTGACATTAACTCCCACGCTAAAACCGTCACGCAATCCAGCCAATGCTTCTTGAATGGCATCAGAACCAGCGCTTGTGTTAGCGATTTTGAAGACGGCATCAATTCCAGAGCCGTCTTCGGATTCGGTCATCGAAAGAGTGCGACCGATTGGGCGTGTGCGATCATGTTCAAGATTGAGCTTGACATTTGCGGGCTTGACAGAGCCTTTGGCAAAGATGGTGCGACCTGCGCTTGTGTTAGCGGGCTCATCGAATGTGACGATACGACCGGAGATTGTGCGAGATTCGCTATCTGCCGCCGTGATCTTGATGGGCATCGTGATCTTCATGGGATCATGTCTTCTTCCTGCCGAATTTCATCGGCTGTGATTGCTCCGATTCCGCTGAGTATCTGATACACCTGCGCGCGCTCTAGCGGATTACCGCGCAAGAATTCCGAGAAGTTATAGCGAGCGAATTGACCCGATGGGAGAAAGTCGCTTTGACTCAATCGCTGTTCAATGATTGTCATGAGCGGCTTCAAGCTGTAATCGATAAGATCGCGGCGCTGGTTGATGGCGTTGCTGTAAGTGTTGCTCTGTGGATCGCTTGACACGAACCACGCCGGAAGACCAATTGCGCGCGCGAGCTCCAGCGCGATGTATTGGCGGGCTTCATTGAGCTGAATTTCGGAAGGATTAAAACCAAGCTTCTCAATTGACACATCCGCATTGAGAAACGCTGTGGATCGCTCTTTGCGAGCTTTGCTCCAAGCATCGAGAACGGATCGAATGCGATCTCCGGGCATCGCTGTGCCGGTAGTTTTGAGAACCGTGAGCGGCGCAGGTTCGCGCGCATAAGTTAAAGCTACTTTCTCCAACCAAGCGCCAGCTTTGAGAGTTTGACCGGCACGATTTAGCAAGCCTTCATCCATGCCCATAAACACTTTGATGTCTTCATTTCGAACTTCGAAACCATCTACAAGATACCCCGTGATTTCATACGATAAAGAATTTGTCTTGACCGTCACACGCTCCGGCGCTACTCGCTCAGCCGCGCGCACTCGACCATCCTCAGCATAACGATCTGTGACCCTGAGATAGCCAAAGCCAAAGAAGAGAATGTCTTCAGCGAGCCAGCTCCACACATTCGCACCCGGCACACGCGGATCAGGCTGATTAATAACGCGCGGCGGATCAATGCGTGTCATTGTTGAACGCTGAAAGACATCGATGTAGGTCGAAGCGATTGTGGAGCAGATTATGTTGCGAGCGCGGGCGATTGTCGGGATTGCCATAGCCTCATCGCGGGTAGCTGTGGTCTGTGTGCTAAACATTCCGCTAAAAATGTTTGTTTCATTAAGCGGAAGATAAGCGGATGCCGCTTCAACGGTGGGCTTCGATGTTGAAGGCGCACCGATAAGAAGATCGCGCAATTTCATGTCCGAATTGTCCTTCCCTTTTAGTGTCTAACCAACCAAGATGTCAATCTCTGTGCTTGGGCGTGTCGCAAAGTGCGTGACAAGAGCGGCGGCGACCGTGGCACACACCGCGACTTTGCTCGCTCGTCTTCCAATGACCCAAGCGCCATCGCCATAAGGTAATTTTGAAGCGCTTAGGACTTGTTTAGTTAGCTCCACTTGACCCTTGTGCCGAAGTCGCTTTGAAACGACAGCACCGAGAAGCTGATCACACGCCATTCCATAATCTGCGCCATCAATGTCAATCACAGGAATCCCGGCGGGCGATAATCGCATCGCTACGGCAAGAGATGTGCGCTTTGAATAAGCAAGCGCTTCAAGATTTTGGAATCTGCGAGCATAAGGCGCGACTTCATTGGCGATCTGTTTATCATCTAGCGAGATTGGATTGTGCCAAGTGTGAAGAAGCTGAATGAAGAATGCTTCCCCGTCAATTCTCTGCGCCGCAACCAGCGCACCATGTCTTCGATCCGGCGAGAGATCAAGCCCAAGCCAAGTCGTTGCCATGTCATCCAGCTTCAACGATGCGTCTTCGCAATCTGCCCATTCCTGCGGCGGGATTGCGGGGTTAATACTATCAACCCACCGACACAAGACCTCGGTTCGAAAGACCGATGGATCATCATTGATGGAGCTCTTAATGTTATCGATGTGGATCGTGCGACCGAGTGAAGGATTAGCCGCCTTCCAATTCTCCACATTGTCAATCTCATCTGTCTTGGCGCTCCATTCAAAGTAGCCGATGTCATCATCCCCACCACCTGCCGCCGCCAATCCGCGCTCGCGTAATTGATTCAGAATTTTGGAATGCTGATCTCCGGCATTTGAAAGCGCCCAGAGCTGAGGATTAGTCGCGCTGATCATCGTGTAGCGCATCGATGCCCAAGCTTCGGAATCCTTCAGCTCGCGTAGCTCATCCA